CATATAACATGCAACCCTAACGCAATTTCCGAGTGTTGTCCTACTTGCATGACCTGAATAAGTTGTTCCTAATATTATAGCCGTTAACATGGTCATTTATCTTTCATACTCTTTTTTTGAACCTTTAATTTTGACGTTTGCTCTTTCACTAGTCATATGTTTCAATAAACAACTAGCTTATTTAGGCGTCAAGCTCATCTTACTTATGGCTTTTTTGAAAAAGTATTTTATTAACTTATGGTCAAACATATCTATTAGTTCCCAGGATTAATGTGCGTCATGAGATGATCCGTCTATAGATATAGTATGAGTGTGTCTTTCCATTCCTTCATATTTGAATAATTATGCACATTAATCTTCGTTAACCGCTGTTACTATTACGGGCATAATTTTTTTCATAAAAGTTAATAAAGACTTCGCGACTGTGCAAGATGATAATAAAAATCTGTCATTTGGCTGCATTATGTTTCTGGGTCTTGCTGATCCTGTACCTTTTTATATTCTACCTAACTCTTCCATTTAATATTCATCCGGCTTAGTATGTACAATATATTCCGTTGCTTTTCTGTCCATTTAGTTATTCTCTAATTCTTCATGAGCTGTCAAATATCTTTTCATCTTAGCTTTATCTTTATTTTATTCCATATATTCTTCTAATGTCAATGGATTAAATGAATGTCTATTTTTAACGACAATTGTCCATAAATTATCATTAGCCCATGTTTTCATTCGCTTCAATATCATAGGGTCTGGAACCATCAATGATCCGAATTATCTCGTCATGAGTCCAACGAATCTATTTTCTTATGTGTTACCGAACGAATGAAATTACATATTTTCGCCTGCTTCTTAAATAATAGGACCTGTTTATTTAAATGTACTTCCTATAATACCACTTTATATGCTTTAATACATGGCTAATTTAAATCCTCTACCTATTAAGTGATTTCGCCATTTATCTATGTCAACACTACAATTTCTCAATTAAACTTTCTCACAACTTGAAGCTAATTAATCTGGAAAATATGACCTTGATTTATTATTAGTAACGTCTTGTGCAGTCACGTTTGTTTATATAGCTACGTTTTCATTTAATTACTCATACTTATAATCTCCTTACCGTATAGCTTCTTTTAAGTTGAAACCAATTCCGTTATAACCCTTTCCTCCGCCTTATAAATTATTTAATAATCTAATCGGTTTAACCAAATATTTAGCATTAAATTATTTAAGCTTGTGAATTAGATTATGATGCTTCTATGAACAATAGTTCACGTAATAATTATCGAATTACGGACCTTGTATTAAATTATCATACAATAGAGTGCAGTATATATTCATATATATTATTACCATTATTAATATCCACTCTAAGTAATAATTTTAGGCAAAAGTTTGGTCACATAATTGTTTTATTAGAGGTTTGAGTATAATGGACTATATAATGCCTGTAGGATCTCCTGAGAATATAACATATATCGTAGCTATTGGTGTCGGTACAAAAGTCGATATTGAAGATGCTTATATTAGATTATGTATAGATCCCTATATATCTTATTTTTCAGATAAAAATACTAACATTACACATGAATAAACTGCATAAAGAAGATTTAGAGTGTGGTTATGTACGCTCGCTAAACTTGACATTATCATTGCAGGGGTGCATGGTTCTTTACCTATTATACAGTATATTAATGTATGGATGATGACTGTTACTATGGTTTGCCATCCTGTAGCAAAAAGATACATTATTTTATACAATTGAAATACACCAGACGTGTCGACGGATAATCCTTGATATATTAGCCATAGTGTTAAATTTAACAAACTTGCTTTGCTGTTAACAATGTATAACTATATTCCTCTATAATTCGGTCTTTGTTAGTCTATCTCTTTTACGTCATCGTCATAACCAGTATAGGCTCTATATGTTGGAGAAAATATCAACCCGAATAGACTCATAATATTATCCATTATGAAAGTACCAAACATGGCTCTATAATTATTATAACCCCATTTTTCTGACGAATTCAAGTTATTTTAATCTCTTCTAGATCTTTCTCTCCAAGCGCCAGCGCAATGTCCTATCCATTCTTCTATCTCAGGATTAGTGTGCATGTTGTGTTAAGACACTAGACATGCCATTAACCGTTATTTAACAACTTCATACTTATCTGTGGTTATCGTTCTACTACCCGTGACTTAGTCAGTTAAACGAGACATAAATGGTGATTTAAATAGGTATTAATATTATTCGCATTTTTAATAGTCTTATAAAAAAATTGCTAGACTTGGATCTCTTGCTGTCCTTCTTGTGTATCTAGTATAATTATCTTTTATATTCCTTTAATTTATCGATTCTGAGTCATAACATTAGCAATCTGGGACTGATTTCGTCATCATAACCTTAATAGTCACTGTCATGGCTTGTAAGCCTATTTGAACACTGGATTATTCTATTAATATGATATACCTGCCGTTCTAAATTTGCCTAAATGGTCTATATATATCTTTTTTGACTTCATCTATATATTCTTGTACTCCATTCAATACTCCTTCATACAATTCTAAGTCTCCCGACAACCATGCTCTATATATCATGGTATCTTATTTCACTTATTTTATCTTGATATAAAATTATCCGGATGATGATTATGCGAAAGGCCATGAAAATATCTTATGTTCATAAACTATAGGATTTAGTGTTGGTCTTGATATGACTTTAAATGCCCCACATTATTAGGTTATGTCATAACTACCTTCCTACTCGAAATAGTGATGCTATCCAACTTATGGGAAGTAATTGTTAAACACAACATAAGTTGTTGGGCATAAGGACTATTAAAACCACTCGAGTACGCCGTCGTAATATACACTATCGTTTGCATAACCTGTAGGCACTATCCTCATCTTCTCTATTTAATCATGAATTTAGTCGTAAGCATCTGGAACGCTTCCTATTATTACTGTCACTCCATGAGGTACTATCTTATCACGATGATATTCTATATCATATGGACTTTCATTTGGTCGTACAGCTATAATTTGAGATTTAGTGAATTGTCTAGTTTTTAGCCATTTTGAACCTATATCCACTAGTAAGCCATTTAGCTTACATAATACGTTGTGAACTTCTGTATCGTTAATTGATCTTAAGAGGGGGTGACCTCCATGATATCTATAATTACCGTTCCATTCTAAATGTTATTTATCTATACCGGGCTATTCACTTGCTAATAGATATTATAAAGGATAACTCTGCTCTAATAAATACCTTGAAAATGACGTATATTAATATGTAAATGAATAACCGGGATTACTGTTATATGCTGTATTAGTAAAATTAGACTCTCTTAATATTGTTGGATTCAGCATCTATTTATTTGACTCTAATCTATGTTATTTTCTACACTCTACTACAGATTACAGAGAGAAAGATTGGTCTATATCTTTATAGTCAGATAGCTTAAAGAAGATTTTTTATATCTCTGGTAATTCGGATATAGTACTATTTCTATATACATAGTAAGTACATTGTTCCAAATCTGGACACGGTTTGGATTCTTCTTTTCTGTGTTGTGCTTAACAGCTAGCATTTCTACAATCTTATTTTGAACATGGCAATTGTGTTTGATTTTAATTTTCTAACGGAGTTTCTTAACCTGGGTGTAATCCTCTACAGTATCTTAATTTACCTATATAACCTCCTGTTAAATATGTACAAGCTTTTTATCCTAATTGTTCTTTAAACTTGATTAGATCTTATTGAGATAATTCTGCCATAGTTTGTGTTCTAAAGTTATAAAATGTGCAATCAGCTCCTCTCGGACAGTGTATAACTTTTGTATGTTATAATTTACATTTGACATTATTACAAGGGGTCTTAATGTGATATGGGCATTCTACTTATTCTTCTGTGTTAGATTGATCTTATTTTTTCTATGCCTATTAATCTGAGCTGCTCTAAGATTTGCTATCCTCTTCTTAGATTTTTCTCTATTCTTTAGTCTTCAGGTTTTTATATGACTATATAGGATTAGCAGCCAAAAACTCTGTATAGGTTTAATTACCGATGCTGGCATTATGAAATACTATATGTCTAATAGATTATGGCAACATCATCCAGACCGTAGACGGATCCTCATTTAAAGCTAAAGCATTTTTAGCTTTAATCACATACAACATGTCCTTAAAATTATGTGGCGTTATATCCGTAATTACTGGATTTATTATATCTCTTATTTCTTTATCTACATCATTAGTCGCCATTAATATATTATAAGAAATTAAGTCAATAGGCTTATTTTTATCTTTCAATGAATTTATGGCATAAGATAATGTAGCACTACTATATCTTCCAATTTTATCTGATAAAGGATGTCCATCATAATATTTATTTAATAAAATTCTAGTCTTTTCAACTATATCCAATTCTGGGTTTACTTTCTCCTATTATTATAATGGTTTGGTTATCGTTATGGTGTTATCTATTACTTTGGCTCTCACTTCTATACCATCCCAACCTGGCATTACTATACCTAATGTACCACTCGTATTCAGCTTTATATAAGTTGCACCACTCGCATATTACGGATATGTAGTATCCGATAAAGGCATGTAATCTATAAGTGCTGCTTAAGTAGTTTCTATTAACTTTGTTTTATCACCAAACAAGCATCCTTATGATGCATATGATTAAATGGTCATGCCCCAATGAAATGCTCCATCACCTTTAAGACTGTGTTTCAAATTAGTAGTTATATGTCTTTCTATCAAAAGCATTACCTTTATAGCCTTGCTATCGTTAAAGTCTGATTTTGATTTTTTATTCTTTTCAGCAAAGCCAGTTGTTTCTACATCACAACCTCCGCTTTGCAAATCTTTACTTAAATCTCTAGACCATTAAACGTAACTTGACATTAACAATGTACTTGCCTTAGTTGCCAAAGAATTCGATGACAGTTATACTTGTCTATGATAATAAGACTAATTATCGTTATATGATAAGTGTAAAGGTCTTGCGTGAGTTTTATATAAAAATAATCCTATTGTGAATGGTATTTTTTATGTACCCGTGGAATAATCTAATGTTAATTAGTCTAACTAATCATCTGCGTCTATTATTAATATGTTGTGACCTAGACTTTTTAATAATTACCTTATCCTTAGTCTATCCAGACCGTCCTTGAATGGATCTTCAAATAACGTATGGAATGCATCATATATTGTCTATATATATTCACTTTATTACCAACTTATATAGCCTAATCCATTCATAATCGATAACTTAGCGCATGGCCCGTCATAATCTCCTGTAGCTGGTAAGTCTATTATTTAAAAGGACATACTTGTATCCGGTATGCTGTAACCTATATTTGACTTATATTTAAGATCTTTCACCTTAATAGTAGAAATAAATGATTTTTTAGGAGCATGTATTTTAAATTTATTTTATACTTCTTAGTATATTGGCTTATTTCTTTAAGATCCGAAATATATTGCTCTTGTTGTAATATTGACATTACCGTAACAGTCCCTGCACATTAAACCATAACCATTGTCTGCTAATCTATCAATAGTATTACAATTCCTGCAATTTGATCTTACGGAGGTAAACGTTCCGTCCGCATAACCGGTTAAGACAGGAGTACATAAGATTCTTTTAAACATGTCATACTTGGTTACCTTATCTATATTGTCCATGCCTGTCCATTATTTTTATCTTAAGAATTCTCTTTGCATCTCTCTTAATATTCTATATAATTCTATTATTGGTCGTATGCGTTAATTTACACCTGCATATCTAGTTATATGAACCTCATGAGGATTTGTGTATTAAACTATATATTAACATTTTTCTTAAGATCCGTACAATTCATCATTAAAATTTATCATAAATGGTATTTGATAGTTGTATAAACACTTTATTGAATAATCCAAGTTATGTAGTCTATCAGGTATAACTACTCCAAACCTTTTCATCACTCTTGGTAAGCAATAAGTTAATTTTCTAACATAATTGAGCTATTAGTCTAAGCTATTATTAATTTTATATTGTTATCTTTTTATAGCCCCCATTTAACTCTTTACCTAAACTATTCTATCAGTAATTCCTTATGGTCCTTTACATATGCGGCATAAATTAATTGATTACGATTGACTCAATAAGTCCATCTATTCGCATATGTCACAATTTCCTTTACCCATAGTAAAATTATTTTAAACAATGCGCAACATAGATGAGTTAAGACAATATTCCAATGCCTAATAAGTAGGCATGTTTAAGAATACTTTTATTGATTCTGGATTCTCTTATAATACATCAGTAATATTCTACTTATCGTATATTAATTATTATTCATATAATCGTGTAGCTAAATCATTTATAGATAAATATGTTTTATGCTTCACTAATCTTATTTGAACAGATGGATCCATATTAGCTTTGATCATGCACGTTATATTGCCGATAGTACCATAAAACAAACAGTCTACCTATATACCGAATTAATAATTTCTTATAAACATCACGTTGCATAATTAAGAAATAGTATAATCTTTATCTTATAAAATAAATCCACAATCTTTTACTAATAGAGATGTTAAAGGATTAACGTCATCTTCTAAATATTAGTCATACATATCATATATAGGCTTATCTTTCGATTATAGTTCTTTATCTATACGTCCTTGTTATCCTTACTATATTTCATCATTTATATTATGTGTATAATCACTTATAGGTTTATTTTTATATAGTTGTGTTTAACTTTATAATATATTTATAATTCGTGACTCTTAGTCTTGCAGTTCTTAAGGGTCATATGTTTCAGATTAATTTTCTTATATGATAATTGGTCTAATCTCAAACTCGTCGATTTCATCAGATTCCATGGCTTTTTATTAAATCTTTTGTTCTTCATGATTGTACTGTTGTAATCTTGACTCAATCCTAACACCTTTTAATGAGTCTTATACCCGTGCTTTTACGACATTCTCAGCTTCAGCTAATGCTTTTTATAATTCTTCAGGTTATAATTAAATCATATGTCCTAATTGTTCACTGTCTACGATGATCATATAGTTATTTCCTGATGAATTTAATGAAGTTCTTATTAAATCAGCATCTGTTTTGACAAATAGTTCTTATATATCCATATTCTATAAATCTTCGTATTTCAATGTATGGTCATAACCGAACTTTTAACCACAATAAACACTCGATTAACTATAAAAAGTTTTGATTATCATCCCTTCTGCTTTCTACATAAATCCGTCTAACTTATATATTTTTTCGTTGATACTAACATGGTATTCTAAATATTTTATATCATTCGGAAGCTCATCACTCTAAATGATGTTTATCTGCTCAAAATATTTATAATATGCAGGATTTACGCATAATTTTTCTATCTCTTCCTCTTTACCTATTTATGTTAGGGTGTTGTCATCTTTAGTTACGCTTGTATCTATCTCTAATAAAAACTCCATCTTATCCATAAAGGTATGTTTTTCTAATAATTATTATAATTCTCTAGGCTACAAATCATATATATTATAATATTATTTATTATTAGATTTAGTTATAATGATAGGTTTACCACTAGCATTATCATCTTTTATCAATTTATTTAAAGGTTTGAAATAAATTATACTTGGTGACAAATGCTATATATTAATTCTTAAGTTATCTGTCTGTATACCTCTTAAGGATGATGTAGAAATATTACTACTACTAACTATTGTATATAATACATTTCCTTCATTTTTTTAAGTTTCTGGATTGATGATATAATTCTATTGATCAATATTAACAACTTCTATTCTATTCTCATGTAAATAATTATATTTGTGATCTAAGCCATATATTATTTTATAATGTAAGTCAGGTATTTTTTCTTCTCTATACATAGTTTATACATTATTTATATGTAATACATAATCTGCTACGTCATAAGGGACATAAGACGTGCTTACTTCGTTTAATGACTTTAATGACACACCCCTTTCGTCATTACAGCATATCTTCTCTTTGGCCTAATGCTCTCTGATGGCACAAAAATAGCACCTCCACTTTAGACAGCATTCTGTTAAAAATTTAGCTTCTTGGAAGCATATTGTACAAAGGCCAATATAACTAACACTTGCTTTAGCGTCTTGATTAAATTATATGAAGTGTTATAATTAACTATTAGACATTTTTGTTATTGGCACTGGGTCTGTGCATTTTTTTAAGTCTTCATCATATGCTAACAATTTCCAAAAAGGTCTTATGCCGACATATCCCATGTATTAATTAATTGCTATACTCACGACGGCGGGATTTTATAGTACAGTTCCAGCTAGTACTCCAGCATAACATGCTACGCCGGATGCCAGTTGCATTACATCAGCTAAATTTTCACCAGCAGGTCCTGTGAATGTATCTTTTATTTTTTAGATAAAAGTAGTCTTAGGATATCTCTTATTACTAATTTTAATATTTATATCCTATTCTTATTTCATATTTCCGAGTTTCTTTTTTAAATAATCTTAATCTTCTTATAAATATCTTACTTCTTTACTCTTATTTATTAAGTATTTACTCGATTGATAATCAGCTGTCCACCTGTCTAATGTTGGTCCCATTAAGTGTTCTATTATCGATATCTTACCCATAATTATTTATATTTCTTTTCCTATCTCGTCTGGTAAGAAATTCCATGGCCTTAATATATGACATACCGCTATCTTTGATGAGATTAATGCTCTCGACTTTATATGTTTAGTATGTGACGCTAAGTATTTTGCTCCGTGATACACTTTTTCTGTGATGTTCGTCCATGTATGATTATCTTATTTTTATTCATTGATTGACATATCAATTTCTTTTTCTTTACTATCATTTTCTCGCTTTTAATTAATAAATTGTGCGTAATTAATAGTTTTGACATGTTCACTCAAACCTTATTCAAATGTATTATAAGTTCCATTAGCTAATCCCTATAATATATGTTCAGCGGCCGTGTATGATATTTCATGCTTATTAGATAACCCTTATACCCCATCTTTATATTATTACTCTAACGCTAGGTATTTATCCAGTTCATCATTAGTACAAACTTATACTGTAGGGCCCTTTTTCTTAGCCTTTTGTGTTTGTGATTTGACACTTAATTATATGTCTACTGCTAACTATCCAGTAAGTTACCATAACGCTTTAGGTAATGCTGTTAAACATTATTAGTAATCTCCATTTTTATAAGATTAGATTGCTATGTCTAATCCTACCTTAGCTAGATCAAAGGATCTTTAAATCACCTAGTTATATCCTCTAGTTAATTAACCTTATAACATATTAGAATATGTTTTCCAATCTCTTATTCTTTCTGTTGCTTAATCCTTCTTATCTAATAAATCCTTATCTAATTGCTCTTTTGCTAATCCAGCATCCTTATTAAACATGACTTTCTTTTGTATACCTGCAGAATCTGTTATAAACGCCTTATTAGTGCCAACAATGAAACCTTCATTGACGTAATCTGTTTCATTAAATGTTAGCATATAAAAATGAGTATCACCAAACTCATCATGTGATCTAGTTAATGGAACTTCTATATCACCTATTTAAATCGTAAAATATTCAGCGTTTAACCGATTGTATTTCACCGATAAATTATAACTAAACTTTGGATCTTATCTCGTAACCCTAAATTAAGTTACTTTATAATTATTTTATCGTAAGTCAGTTCTCTTTTTTAAGAGCATGTATATGGAGTTTAACTACTTAGAAGTTAATGGAGTCATAGTGTTAATATATGAATCTTTAACTCGTTTGAGATTATAAAGTTTTAGACCTCTTTCACGTCTCCAGAATTAATAAAATCTGCCCATGCAATAATACCCCATTATTCTCTCTAATTCTAGACGGCGTTAACATATTGCTGGTGTATCTTTCATTTTTTAATATCCCTTAAAGAGATATAACATTGCCCGTCTAGCGTATCCGGGGGATGACCTATACAATTATATTAGTTCAGGTTCACTTATAGTTCCATCATATCCTTCCTCTATTAAAGAGTACGGTATGTGACTATCATTGATTAAATCTATTACTTAAGATTCACGGATTTAATCGTATGTACTACTGTTCAAGTCAACTTAAACATATGTACCTTCAATATTTTTCCCATTATTTTTTTGATTCTTTTCAGAATCAAATAGTCGGTCCTCCACTACTTGGTTAGGATTAACTTAATTAAATTATAATTCTTATGACTCAACTCTAGTGGCGTCAATCAGATATTATGAACTTATGATCGGTTGATCAAATGATTGTTACGATTAATC